AGCTTGAGGAAGCAAAATCAAAACTCAACGAGCAACGCGAGTATTACGAGGGAGTAATCGCGGATGGAAGTAAGCGCATAGCAGAACTGTCTGCTAGCCACAGCAAATTGCGCGACACAATGGCTGGCATCCACAACACAATCCGAATGGATGGCGGCTATACGCCACTGGCAGCAATCCTTAACGCTGCTAAACGCGCATATGAAGAATCAGCAAGCGCCGCTGGCATCAAGGAGGAGTCTGAGTGATGGTCATTTCACCTATAACGCTGAAAGCGGCGCAGGAATTTATCGCACAGCACCACCGACACAATAAACCACCAGTGGGGCATAAATTCAGCATTGGTCTGAGAAATAATGCCGGAGAATTGATAGGTGTGGCGACAGCTGGTCGACCTGTTGCACGACATTTGGACGATGGATTAACGCTTGAAGTAAATCGCACATGTACCACAGGAGAACGCAACGCTAACAGCGCGCTTTATGGTGCTGTCTGGCGGGCAGCAAAAGCTATGGGTTATCAACGTTGTATTACGTACACCCAGGCAGATGAATCAGGAGCATCTCTTCGCGCAGCTGGTTTTGTTCGTGTGAAAGAGCTTCCTCCAAGAAAAAGCTGGGCGGAATCAAGCGTCGCCCTGCGGAGTAAACGCGATCCGGTCGGAAACGGTGGTATTCCTCGTGTGCTCTGGGAAATCAGGAGAATGAGTACCGCTGGCATTCGCATCAAAGGAGAGTGAGATGAACGGACAAATATCAATTGTTCGACCAGGAGCATGTGACGATCGCGAAATACGAATGATTATTCGTCTGGCGATGGGGAAAACAATAACTGCTCTCATTACTCCAGAAAATCTCGCATTAGCATTAACAGGAAAGTCAGACCTGCCAGTAGAGCTAAAGCTGCGAAATGTTGAGATTAAGGTGAAATAGCTATGACCACTATTACCGACAAAGAGCTAATTAAAGAAATTAAAGAACATATCAGCAGTCTGGGGGTGCGGGACAATATTGAGCGCCGTGCTTATGAAATTGCGTTGACTGCATTGACCGCTGAACCATTCGCCACTATCGACACCGCGGGAATTGAGCTCGTTAAATATGGTTGTAACACGTTTATTTGTCCCGACAATTCGATGGATCCGGGAAATGTACCGCTATATATCGGCCTGCCACGAATTGAGCCAGCAAGCCAGACTGCCAAGCTGTCATTCCAGGAATGGTTGTCAGAACAAAAAGAAAAAATAGACGTTGATTGCGGATGTGTGAGCACTGAAACGCTTATGCACTGGATGCGTGTGGCGTATGAGGCTGGCAACTCTCCGGTAAT